GGATCTAATCAAAAGAGGCCTTGCGGTTTCTCAAGGTGGCGATGATCTGGTCTATGACCGTCCCGACCCCTATTGACGGATTCGTGGTGATGGTCAGGCCCTTTGAGATAGCGTCGGAGATCTGCTGGGCCGTGGTATAGGAAATCTGCTCTTTTGATGCCATCTCGTTCAGCATGGCCTTGATGGTGTTGGCGGCGTTCTCCCTGACGGCGGGGTCCTCCGATGCCAGGGCGTCCCTTACCGTCTGGGCCATCTCGGCAGCCACTTCCGGCGGCGCTCCGATGTTGGCCAGGATGCCCTCGGTGTACTGCCCCATACCCTCGACGCCAGCCGCATAGAAGGTTTCATCTGAGGATGCCAGGGCGTTGGTAACCATGGCAGGCAGCGCCCCCATGTTGGCCACGGCATCCTTAACGGACGCTTGTATCTGGGCGGCGGTGTAGACGGTCTTTTTGTCCAGCTCGTTCATGAGGTTGGAGAGGTCTTTTATGTTTCGTTCTGTCCGCTGGTAGACCTCGGAACCCTCCTCCATGGAATTGAGGCTGCCTTTGAGCCGTTGAATCTCGGCGTTGATGGCATAGTTGGCCTCTTTCCTCCCGCTGGCGGCCAGGGCGGCAGCTTGCCCGGCGGTGGTCTCTGCTACGCCCAGGTCCAGCAGGCGCTGCTTAATGACATTGTAGGTGTCGGAAGACTCATCCAGGGTGCCTTTCAAGGATTGATAAGCCAGGGTGGCCTCTTCTATGGACTGGGCCTGGTTTGCCCCGATGACGTTGTTGGCGTTGGCCTCGGCGGCGATGGCGGCGTCCTTGGCGGCCTTGAGGCTGTCGGCCATGCCCTTGATAGCGATACCGGCGGCCACCGCGGCGGTGCCGATGGCAGCGATGGAAGTCGCAGTAGACATAGCGGTTGCTCCAGCGGCTTTAAGCCCCGATCCTATACCGCCTTCAGCATAGAGGTAGTTCTTTCCGGCCTGGACGACATCGTTCTTGACGCTGCCCAGGACCCCCACCCCGGCGCCGGCGCCCGTTCCGCTCATGCTGCCGGCAACCTGTCCGGCGGCAGCCCCGGCGGAACTAAGCCCACCGGCCCAGCTGGCCAGCTTCATGGTGGCGTAGGCCGCGGCTACGCCGTAAAGGACGTTCTGCAGGCCGCCGAACTTGTCGATAACCCAGTCGACGACAGTTATCAGATCTCCCGCAAGGTCGACCGCGTTGGACAGGATGTCGCCGAACATTTCGCCCCATTCCTCGAGCTTGCCGGAGTCGGCCAGTTCCTGGATCTTGGCGATGAGCTTTTCGATTGATGGCATCGCTTCTTCGATGACCGTGTAGCCGACGTCCATCAGCTTGTTCTTCAGGATTTCCAGCTGCTTCCCGGTCGACTCGCGCATCTGTTCCGCGCTCGTCTTAGCTGCATTGCCGGAATTGAGCAGGGAACTGGAAAGGTCGTTCAAGGCAGCCGGCCCCTTGTTGATGATGGCCAGCAAACCCGACAGGGCCTCGGTGCCGAAGATGTTGGCAAGCGCCTGGTTCTTCTGGGAGTCCGTCAGACCGCTGGTTTTATCGGCCAGGATGGAGACTATCTCGGAGAGTTTATGGGTGGAGGGGTCGAGGTCAGCCTGGGTTATGCCGAGTTGCTTGAAGCCCTCAAGGACTTCGGCGGTGGGGTCGACCAGACGCAGCATTCCAGCTCGGAGTGAAGTGCCTGCCTGCTCGCCGCGGATTCCGGCGTCGGACATGATGGCCAGGGCGGCGGTCATGTCCTCTAAGCTCTGGCTGGTAGCCCCGGCGATGGGGGCAACGTACTTCATGGACAGGGCCAGGTCCTCGAAATGAAGCATGGATTTATTGACGGCAAGAGCCAGGACGTCGGTAACGTGGCCCGCCTCTGTCCCCGCCATGCCGAAGCCGGAGATGGTTTTCATGACCGTCTCTGCTGCCGTGGAAAGGTCCAGGCTGCCGGCGGTGGCCAGATCCAGTACGGCAGGAAGCACCGACGCCTGATCGGCAGCGGCCAGGCCGGCGGAGGAGAGTTCGTACATGGCATTAGCGACCTGGTCAGCGGAAAATTCGGTAGTCGTCCCCATTTCGCGGGCCAGTTCGTTCAGCTTCGTGAATTCTTCGCCGGTGGCGCCGGACACGACCTTGACCTTGGTCATGGCATCTTCGAAGGAAAGGAAAGACTTGGCGACGTTGGCCCCGACGTAGATCAGCGAACCCAGGCCGGCGGCCGACGCGATGGTCTTGCCGATGGAAAGGGCATGGTTGCCCACGCGGTTCATGGAATTTTTGATCTGTCCTTCGGCCTTGTCGATGTCGGATACATCGACGCCGTAACGGACCAGAAGTTTCGCCAGTTCCGACATTACTGTCTCGCTTTCGCTTTCGTGATGAGTCCTAATTTCTTCAGGCCGGCAACGCCCTTCTGGCCCGCTGGTTTTTCCGGACCGCCTTCATGGCGGACATGGACGTCGACAAGCGCGGCCAGCTTGGCCGGGGTGGAATGCCAGAAGATTTCAGGGGATAGATAACGGCAGCAGAAATAGTAGATCAGGAGCCAGTCGGTTTTACCTTTTCCGGCTCCTGATTTACTTTTTTTTTGGGGGTGAAGGCGGCCAGGATGGCCCTGTCGACCGTTTGGTTGACCTCGGCCAGCTGACAGGGCTGGATCAGGCGGCCCAGGTCTTCGCGGGACAGGTAGTCCGGCTTGTTGGGATCGCCATGATATTCGCGCGTACCGGCCCAGAGCATGGTCAGGCATCGTTCGTAGACCGGAAGGCCCTTGCCGTCCAGCCCTTCGACGTCTAAGCCCTTGGTTTCCAGGGCTTCCATGGCGTTCATGGTAAAGACGACATGAAGCGTCCTGCCGCCGGCTTCGATGTCGAACGTGCCATCGATGATTTCCTCGAACATGGTTCCCTCCCTTATCTGGTTGCTTATCAGCTGATGGCGGTTTCGGTTTCGTTCTCCAAGATCTCGAAGAAGGAATCGTCGCTTTCACAGGGGATGCCCTTCGCGGTGAAGCTGCAGACGCGGTAATCGTCCATGATCGCGCCCAGCTCCCCGACGTTGGACAGCTTGGCCTTGTAGGCGCGGAAGTGGAGGTCGGCCGCTTCCTCGTCGACCTCGACCACCTGGGCTTCGATCTTGAAGTAGTCCGGGGTGTCGGCGCCCTTGACGGCCAGCTTCTTGACCTGGTTCGGGGTGGCGCCGGTAGAGGTATAGGTGCCGCCGAAGATGACGCCCAAGGCCTGCAGGGCGATCTTGGCGTTCTTGAACGAGATCTCGACTTCCTCGGTCTTCGTCCGGATGTCGATGGTCTTGTCGTCACCCTTCAACTTCTTCTCGGTGATGGAAGGCTTGAAGCCGAATTCCTGGATGCCCGGCAGATCTATGGGCGTGTCATAGGTCGGCCCGGGCGCCGCGTCGGTCAGCAGCTTCGAAATCTTGCAGTCCTTGACGCCGTAAACGAAAGTGTTGTCATCAAAAGCCATGGTTTTTACCTCCTTCAAAGGTGGATCCAACAAAAAAGCCCGCGGTGCGGGCCGTATATTGAAAGGCGGAACGCCTTACAGTTTCGCGACGATGATAAAGTCCTTCATTTGCACCGGGACCAGGTTGACCTGGTCGAAGCCGTCCCTTTCGTTGGCCAGCGAAACGGCGCCGTGGATGCCCCCCATGGCCGAAACGACCGCGTCGCCGATGCCGTCGGGGTCATCTTCAGGGGTCGCCCGGATGTCGACCTGGATCCTGGCCCGGGAGATCGCCGGAACGCCGTCGGCGTTGTCGGCCCCACCGGAAACCTGGAAGAACGATATATTCGGGGTGGTTGCTTCCTCCGGCGGAAAATGCCGGTGGATTTCAGCGCCCACCATGGCGGAGATGGTAGCGTCGCCAGACAGGGCCGAATAGACGGCCTCCATAATCGTCTTCAAGGTTCCTCCTATTTCCCGCTGACCTTCCGGGCCAGCTGTTCGCAAGCCTGCCGGAAGCCTCGGCCGACCTGGTCATAGGCGGGCCGCATGAAAGGCTGCGCCACGGTGCCGGGATGGTTGACCTTCTTTGCGAAGATCATGGCGCCGCGCTTCTTCGACTTGACCAGCCGGCCGGTCTTCGCCGACTTGTAGAGCATCCGGCCTCCGCCGGTGTCAGGATTCCATTGCTGGGCGACCGGGCCGGCCTGGAAGACCAGGAACTTTCCGTTCTTCGGAGTGATCACATGGGGCGACGTCCCGAATTCGACGTCGGGTCCGTATTCGACATCGGTCGAAACGTCCCGGGTCCAGGTTGATGGCCGGGTTACCTTGATGGAATTGGCCAGGCGGCTGGTATCGCGCGGGCATAGGCCCTTGGCGACGTCCATGGTGTTGACCGCCGCCTTGTTCAAGATGGCTTCGTTTTCCTTCTTGAACGCCTGAAGGGCTGCGCGGTTGCTGGTTAAGAATTTGTCCAGTCCGATGATGCCAGCTTCAGCCATTTCAGATAGGCCTCCTTGTGGTGGACGATGCCGCCCGGGGTGAAAACTTCGACGACTTCGTAGGCCTGGCCGTCGACGATGACCCGGTCGCCCTGGGCCAGCGCTACGGCCGCTTCTACGAATAACTGGTGAGTCGGCAGATCGACGATGCCCTGCTCGGCATAGGCCCCGGTCGATCCCGAATAGCCGCTTTTGTCCAGGCGGGCGTCGACGGTGGCCGAAAGGGTCCAGGTCCGCGTTGTCGCCCCGACAGAATTCTTTGCAGCTGTTGGCGTATAGATCGCGGCTGTCGCGTTCAGCAGGTTCTTAAAGATCGCTGAGGTCAAGCTGAACCACCTCGAATCCCTCGGCGCATTCTTCATCCAGGGCGATCTTTTCCAGGGTCGACTTGATGGACGGGTCTTCCTTGGCGATGTCGTCGAAGCTGACGGAAAAGCTGCCGATCTTCAGGCTTTTCGCGCCGGCGTATTCGGCATACTGCGGCCGACGCTTCCAGACCTCGGCGACCAGCTTGCAACAGATCATCCGTAGCAGATAGGTCGACTGGCCCGACAGGGATCCGCCGGTCAGCAGGTCCATCCAGGCGGAAGCGTCGTTGCATAGGTCGTTGACTATCGTCTGTTCGGCGGCCGTAAAGGTCAGGCCGGTATATCCTTCGACGTTGGCATAGGTGGCGTATCCCATGGTTATCCCTTCTTCGCCGCGGGCTTCTGGGCAGTCGGCCTTCGCTTGGCATCCTTGGCCAGCTTTTCGGCCACCTTTTCGGCCAGTTCGGGCAACGGTTCAGGATCGGCTTCCTTGTAGATGACTTGCGGGGCCAGAAGTTCTTCAATCCTTTCCAGCCGTTCGCAGATCTCGAAAAGGTATTCGTCGGTCCCGGTTACAGGTGCGGGCCTTGGCATGTTCCCTCCCATGGAAAAAGTGGGAGGCCCCCGAAGGAGCCTCCCGGTCGGTTCAGGTAGCGCCTATCAGGTCGAGACTACGACCCGGACGATGGCGTTGCTGTCCACGCGCGCCCCGCCGAAAACGTGGCGCATCTTGTAGGCATAACCGTCGGTGTCGAAGTCCAGTTCTTCCTGGCTGTCGGTCTTCTTCTTGCCGAAGTAGGGACCGGAACGGTAGCCCTTGAGGAAGGCCACTTCGATCCCGGCGACGTCGGCCGGATCGCAGGTGACATACCAGTTCGTCTGGCTGGTCAGGAAGGGGTCGACGACCGGCTCCAGGCGATTCTGCAGGGCGTTCTTGTCGCCCTTGGAAACGTCGGTATTGCCGCCCACGATGATCAGGCCGGAATGCAGGATCCGGTCCGCGGTGAACTGCAGCTTGGTCGGGATGACCAGCTTGGCGGCGATCAGGCCCAGGAGTTCGCCGGTGGTGGCATCGGTGCGGCTTTCCAGCTCGTTGATGGCCAGTTCCAGGTTGGCCTCGTTCAGAACGCCGGTAACGGTGGTCGACGCGGTGGTGCCTTCCAGCAGGGTTACCGCGAACTTGTCGACGGTCCGGCGGGCGGCGCGGCCCATGGAAGTCGTGACCTTGTTGATGCTGCGGAGGTCGTCGTTGCGGATCCACTCCCAGGGGACGTCCAGCCGCTTGCCGTACTTGTAGACCCGATAGGTCTGGGACGACTCGCTGAAGGTCCACTGCTTGTACTCCCCGGACTCCAGGATCTTCTCCAGGTCGTCCAGTTCGGTCAGCTCGATGATGGTCTGGTCCTTGAAGTCGTTGACTTCGACGACGTCGCAGTAGCGTTCCCATGCGCCCTGCCTGAAGTTGTAGGCTTTCTGCAGCCGCTTGTTCAGCGTGGCGCCCAGGAGGGTCGAGAAGTCATCGCTTCCCACGGATTCCCTGATCTCGCGCAGGGACTTGGTGTTGTTCATCATTCTCTGGCCACCTCCTTAGTAACCTATCGCGACGTTGATGGTGCTGGTCCCCGAGGCGATGGCCTCGTCGGCGTAGCCGAACCGGACCCCGGTGGTCTTCTTGTTCAGCTTCGGGGTGTCGCCGGAGGTGTAGTAGAGGATGTCCCCGGCGACCACGGCGCTGGCGCCGTTGGCGTCGATGGCCGCAACCGACAGGTCGAACACGCCGTTCCGCTTGAGGATGTTCTTGTTGGTGGTGGCGTCCGAATCGTTCAGAAGAACGCCGGGCATCTGGCCGACCACGAAGGGCGCGCCAGAGGTCCCGCCGACCGCGGTGACCTCGATCTGGTCACCCTTGTCGTAAATCATGTTCGTTGCCATTTACTTATCACCGTCCTTTTCGTCTTCCAGCACGCCGAAGGCCGCGTCGAGTTCCTTGCGCGCCTCGGTGAGCGCCGCCGGTTCGGTGCTGGTCTGCTTGCTGCCGCCGAGGCCCTTGACCCGTCCCGATTCCGTGATGGTGGACAGGTATTCCTTTTCCGACTTGATAGCCGCTTCAGTTGCTGCGATGAGATCTTCGTGGGACTCATGGTCCTTGGCCTCGACCATTTCACGCACGCGCGCCTGGGCGATCTCCGGCAGGTTGGACTCGGTCAACAGGCCGGTGATGATGCCGTCGCGTTCCTTGGACTCCAGGGCGTCGGTCAGCTTGACGTTCTCGTCGGTCAGCTTGGTGATGGCTTCCTCCAGGCTTTTGAACTGGGTTTCCATCTTCCGCTGGGCCTCGACGATCTTGTCCTTGCCGCCGTATGCCTGGCCCTTCAGCTCTTCCCGCAGGCTTTCCCGGACCTCTTCGACGACGTCCTTCTTGAACGTATCCATCAGCTCCGGGTAGGCTTCCTGCAGCTCCTTGACGTTCTCATAATCCATGCTCGAACCTCCTTCTAGGATCGTTTTGAACTTGCCGCCCGCGGCGGCTTCGGTGACTATATCTACGGACTTCACAGCCCGGATTGCCTCGACACGTTCCTTCCGGCGGCCGCCCTTGCCCTTGGCGGTGGACACGTCGGCCAGGACGTTGTGCGAAAGGCCGATCAGGTCCCGGCCAGTTGCGATGGACTCTTTGATCAGGGGCATGATTACGTCCTGGTGCTTGAGGATGACCAGTTCCGCCGCCATGTCCGGCTTGACCGATTCCAGGTAGCCGACCAGTTCGCGGATGTCGCGTTCGGGCCGCTGGATGGATTCCTGCTTGGTGGGGTGGTTCAGGTAGACCTTCGCCCCTTCGTAAAGGTGGTAGGCCTCGGACAGCATCTTGGCTTCGTAGATCCGGCCGTTAGCGGATTCGCCAGGGCTGATGATGTCGATGGCGATCCGGGAACGGCTTTCGCTTTCCTCCAGGATCTTCGCTTCGCGCAGGGCGACGAAGTTGGTTATCTTCATGGGGTCTCCTTTCAGGTTGCTTTTCGCGCAACTAAAAAACCCGCCGGGTGGCGGGTTCTGTTCAGGCTCGGGGCCGGAGTGGTCAGATCTGCTTAAAGGTGATGCCGTTGTCGCCGGGATATGGTTCGCGGTGGTCGACGTCACCGTCGAAGATTTCATCGGGTATTCCACCGACGAATGCTTCGCAGGTTCCTTGACCCAGATAGTGAACGCAGGCCAGGCATTGGTCACACTGCATGTGTCATCACCTCTTCGAATACCTTCCTGACACCAGCTGGTATTTTATCAGGAATCAGGTCGATGCCGCTGGCAAGTTCAGCGAAGAATTCTGGCCGCTTCGTCGAGCCGTATTCGCTGATCAGATAATCCGCATATCCAGCCTTGGTCAGTTCGTCCTTCAGCATGTCACGCAGTCCATAACGGTTATCAACCGCATGGTAGAATTCATGTCGCGCCACTGCGGCGATAGGATCATCAGCTTCATGGAAGACGGCCCAGAAAGGCGTCCTTTCCCAGTGGTCCAGCTTGTTCTTGTTATAATCCAGGATGCTTGACCGCGCCGGATCCTTGACGCACCTTTCGAAGTATTCGATCTTGCTTTTCTTCTGGCTGGCGAATTCCTTTATCCCTTCGGCCACCTTGGCCTTGGCGTTTTTCAGATAGCCCTTCTGGAATTGGACGTCCTGCCTGCCGGTTATGGGATAGTGGACGCAGCGTCCATAAGACTTCTGGCCAGACTTCTGATAGGTCAGCATTTCCAGCTGGACATTGTATTTTCCGAATACTTCTTCCATCTGCTGCAGGATTCGGTTCTGGATGTCCAGCGGCTGGTCCGCCAGGCCGTAGTTCTTGACATACTTTCCAAACCGCTGATTCACTTCGTCCTGCGTCGCCGCTGCCACGAAACCCCCGGTCTTTGCGGCCGGTGCCGCCTTCGGGGTTGCCGTCCGCTTCGGCGCTGGCGTGGTGGTCTTCCGGACCGGCCCGGCCCCGCCCTTCAGCTTGTAAAGCGGGGTGACCGTCGACCCCTTGCCGGCGATGTCTTCCCAGGAAATCCTGCCGTCCTTCAGCATCCGCCAGCGGTCCGGCCCCAGGATCGACTTCTGCATGGATTCGTCCAGGCTGCCGAACCAGTCGCGGGCGGTGGCGTGCTTGACCAGTTCGTTCTGGCCGGAATAGGGATCGCGCGCCCGGCGCATTCGCAGCGGGTCTTCGACGTCGTAGCCGAGTTCTTTCCAGCTGGGCGTGACGGCGACGAAGCTGCAGCGGCCCACGGGGTGATCGTCCATCGGCTCGTCCAGCCTATATTCCTTGCCGTCTAAGGCCAGGCAGGCCGGGCAGGTCCGCTTGTCGAAGGTGGCCATGCGGCGCTTGGCCGTGATGACGTTGGAATACTGGGCGTAGGTCCAGGTGGCCGCGTCGTTGGAAGCCCGGATGACTTCGGTCCGCGCAATCAGTTCCGCCCGGTATTTCCCCATGCCGGAAGCATCCCGCAGGCGCTTCATCATGCCCGGGATGGATTCGCCCTTGGCGGCCCCGATGGCCAGCTGGTCCATGATCTTGCCGGCGACGTCTTCGGGGATTTCCCCCAGGCGGTTAGAAAAGTGGACCCCTTCGACCTTGCGGTTCAGGATCGACGTCACGACCTGCGGCCAGGCCCCGGTAAAGGCACGACCCAGTTCGTTCGGCAGAATGTAGGTCATGGAGTCGTTATATTTTTCAAGGTGGCGCGTGGCGATGTCGCGGATGCCCTTCTTGGTTATGCCGTCGACCTGGCCGACAAAGTGTTCCAGGATCTTTTCGGCGTCGCGTTCCAGCCCTTCGATCCGCTTCATCTTGGCGTAGACGCCCAGGTTGACGGTGCCGTCTTCGCCGACCAGCTTGGAAAGATAATAGGCGTATTCGTGTTCAAGTTCTTCCAGCGCGCCGGTCCAGACCCGGGCAGCGTCTTCGGCGACGGCTATTTCGCGGGCCGACATATCGGCCTTGATCTTGCGGGCCAGTTGGTAATTGGACAGGCCCATGATCAGGCACCGACGGGAAGCCTCATTTGGACTTCAGGGTTTTCGGCCTTTTCGTTGGCAATCTTTTCCTTTTCGCCGCCTTCGCCTTCCCAGTCCTGGATGTTCTCGTCGTACTGCTGCAGGATCTTGTTGGCGGTGTCCTCGGAAATCCTGCCGCTCCTGACCGCCAGTTCCAGCGCTTCAACCATAATCTTAAAGGCGGTGGCTATCGCTTCCAGCTGCTTCGGTTCGATGGACGGAAAGATCACTTCGAACCCGTCGTTGAAATCGTCCTTGCCCTCGGCAGGATTCGGCAGGTCGCCGTAGGTGCGCGCGCAAAGGATAACCTGCTTCAGCATGATTCCAAGGGCGTCGCCCAGGTATTCCTGGCGGTCGATGAACTGCTGCAGGGTCGGCAGGTCCATGGCCTTGGCGGTGGCCAGGTTGGCGTCACCGGTATTCCCCAGCCAGTGCTTGGGGATGCCGGAGCCGGCACAGAACATACCCAGGAGGGATTCGCCGTCTTCCTTGGCGTCGTCGGCCCCGATGGACGGCTGGATGCAGTCCCATTTGACCTTGTCGCTATGGACCCGGATGGAACCGGGCTTGATCCGCCAGGACGTCGACGCTTCGGCGATGCTGGAATCGGTGTCTTCGGTGGACGAACCGACCTTCTTGTTCTTCAGGTTTTCAAGATAGGCGGCGACCGACTTCTTGTTCCCGCCGGTAATAGTGACATCGTAATGGAACAGACCACGGATCTTGTTCAGAACGTAGCGGTCCTGCAGCCAGTCCGAATAGCGCGCCGCCCACTTGACCACGGGCAGCAGATCCGAAACGCCACGGACAGCGTTGGATACGTTGTTGATCGGGACATGCTGGACATTCAGCAGCCCGTCTTCGCGGACCGCTTCGATGACCTCGTTTTCGATGTCGTATTCGATGGAAGGGTAACCGTCGGGATCGTAGCTGATGATTCGCGGGACCCGGTAACGCCGATGGTAACGGATTTTCTTCTTGATGTTTTCCGGATCGGTTTCGACATAGACGATCTCGGACGGGTCGATGGTGCCGATCCTGGTGAAGCCCAGGTATTCGTCGTAAAAATAGCGGATGAATAGCTCACCGTAAGCGGAAAGTTCATCGCTGACCTGCTTGGCCATCGTCCCCAGGTTGTTGTCGTCGTGTTTCCAGAAGCCGTCTAAGACCTCCTGGACGTCCGGCTCTTCGGCCACGGGGGCCATGCCCTTGCCGACGCAGAAATAGGTGACGTACTTGACGAACCGCCGGCATAGCGGGTTGGTCATGAAGGCTTCGTAACAGGTCTGATGGTTGGTCAGATAGTCGGTGAAGTTCGCGTCCTTGACGCCGCCCTGGGGATCGGAAAGGGAAATCCAGTCCTGGTCTTCTGTCCGCAACGACTGAAGGGTGACCTCCTCCTGCAGTTCCTTGACGTTTTCAAGCAGACTCAGGACCTTCTTTTTGGCAATGAACATTAAAATCCTCCGAGGTCTAAGGCGTCTTCGAAATCGTCTTCGTAGGCGTCGCCGATCTGGTCGATCAGGACGATGGCCGCATAGGACGCGACGTCGACCTGGTCGTCGTGGGCGCCGCGCGGAAAGGCGATCATCTCGTCTTCGTAGTCAGTCAACCAGGGCGCGCCCAGCCGGTGGTAAACGGTGCCGACTTCGTAGCGGGCCGCCATGGTGCGGGCGCGGCTGACCTTGTCCTTGTCCGCCTTCAGCGGCTGGACCGGGTAACCTTTCTTGACCAGGGCCTGCAGCAGCGCCAGGCCGTAGGTCGCATTTTCAACGAACTGGGAAAACGGCTTCCAGCGAAGAAGGCCGTTCTTCATGATCTCTTCGTGCTTGGTCGTTTCTGCCTTCTCCCGGAACAGGTCCAGCAGCAGCAGATCGGAATCGGGCGTAACCGCCCAGGTCCCCAGGACGAAGTAGTCGGACGATTCCTTTTCGGTGGCCGCGGCATCGCAGGTCTGGAAGATCTCGCAGTCGGCGACCTGGAAGCGCTTTTCGCCTTCCGGCTTATGCAGCACGAAATACATTCCGTCATCGTAGAAGTATCGGAACTGGGACCGCTTGAAGATTTCGCCGTCTTCAGCCTGCGGTGTCTGCTGATACAGGGCGGCCCACCAGTAGGACCCCAGCATCCGTTTGATCCTGGCCAGTTCCTTGACTGGAAACCGTTCCGGCCACAGGGCTTCCCCTTCGGCCCGGCCCATCAGGTCGTCTTCGCCGGCGATGGCCGGAAGGTTGATGACCTCCCACTTTTCGCCGCCTTCTTCGGCGTCCTTGATCAGCCGGCCGACCAGGTCGTCTTCATGCCAGCGGGTCATGATGACGATGCAGGATCCGCCGGGTTCTATCCGGGTATAGGCGGTGGCCCTGAACCATTCCCAGACCGCGTCCCGGTAGACCTGGCTGTTGGCTTCCTTGTCGTTTTTGACCGGGTCGTCAATGATCAGGACGTTCGCGCCCTTGCCGGTCAGGGGTCCGCCGACGCCGGCGGTGGTCATGCCGCCTTCGTGGCCTTCGATGCCCCAGGAAGCCTTGGCTGACGAATCGTCCTTGACCTTCAGGCCGAACAGTTCGTCGCCGTATTCCTCCATGATGTCGCGGGCCTTGCCGCCCCAGGACGCCGCGAAGGACGCTTCGTAGGACGCCAGCATAACCCGCCAGTCCGGATGATCGCCGATGATGAACGGCGGGACCCGTTCGGAAACCAGGTTCGACTTGCCATGCCGGGGCGGAACGGTCAGGATCATCCTGGCGCCGCCTTGTTCCAGGCGGTCCTGGATGATCTTGGCGATCAGGACCAGGTGGGGCGCCGGCTTCCAGCGTCCGCGGCTGGTGTATTCAGCGAAAAAACTTAGGTCAGTTCGGGCATCCTCCCGCCAGCATTCCTGAAGGGTTGCGGCTTCCGTTTCCTCGAGTTGCGCGGAAGGCTGCGCGGGCATGTTCGCGGGCTTCAGGGTTTTCATTGATCTTCTTCGCCGCTTCCTTGATTTCGATGGTAACGGTGGCGGTGGCCTCGACCTTATGGACGTCGCGCCACAGATCGGGCCGGCGGTTCTTCAACCAGAAGATGCAGGCGGTGACGTCAGGCGGCAGTTCCTTGACGGCCAGTTCCGTTTCGTCGCCCTTCAGGCCATGCTTCACCTTCGTTTCGGTGAACTGGTATCCGATAGCGCGCTTATAAAGGGATGCCTCGACCAGATCGTCCGGGGTTTCCTTCCCTCTCTCCAGGGCTTCCCTGAAGTCGGGATGGGCCTTCTTCCAGCGGGTCAGGGTGCGGCGGTCGACGCCGAACTGCTTGGCCATCTCTTCGTCGGTCAGGCCGGCATGGGCCATCCAGTAAGCCAGCAGGACGTAGGTTTCATTGTACTTGGGTGGTCTTGCCATGTTTTCACCTAAAAATTGAAGGCACGCGGCCAGTTAAGTTTATGGGTTGTGGGTCAAAGCGGAGGGCGCAGATTCAGCGCCGCGCTGGCCCTGGCAGCTTTCGCTGCTATGTCCCGGTTGGTTACGCTCGCCGGTGCCTTTTAAGCGGATGCAAAAGGCCGCCCCGCAAGGCGGCCTATCTGGTTTTCGGGACGATGCACGACCCTACAGAAAATCTACCATGGCGAAAACTTATGTGTCAATCATGATAAATACAAGTTATTCAACACCTTTCCAGTTCTTCATGATCTCTTCGACATCCTCGCGCCAGACGTCGTCGGCCAGAACGCGGCCGCCCAGCTTTCCAAGGAAGGTTTTCAAAAGACATAGATCATCCAGGGCGCCTTCGTCTTTGCACAAGCCCTTGAACAGCTTGTTCTTCAGGTTGGACTTGCCTTCGTTGGTCGCTTCCATGACGAAGCGGGCATTATGTCCCCATGCTTTACACCAGGCATAATAGACGGCACGGATGATCAGGTTCAGGTCGGATTCGTCGATTATTAACCTTTTCATGTGCTGGCCTCCCCTTCCGCCAGCTTCCACAGTTCGGCGAACTCCCACGGTTCCCCGGCGTAGACGTAAGGGATGATGATTATGCCGCCGTTCGGGTGGACCCACAGGACGACCTTCCCGCCCCCGTCTTCCTTCACCCCGTCCGCCATTTCAAACACCTTTTCGGCAAGCTCAGGGCTGACGACCTCCCCGGTGCGGCCCTTCTTCTTCTTGATCCTCATGAACTCGCCTCCCCTGCATCTGAAAACGTCACCGTCGAAACCGGTATCCGAACTTCTATGCCTTCAGGCCATTCATCGAAGGACATCTTGACGGTATCCGTTATTCCGCCATCGTCACGGAGGTTAAAGGCTACGCCCATCTTGTCGATGACGACATGGTCCAGCTTCATAAACTCGCCTCCTCGAAGATTCTGATCCACTCCCGGCAGACGATGTCCCAGGTATGCTCCTGCGCCCACCGGTAAGCGGCCGTCGTCTTTTCCGGGACTCGGCGGCCCTGATAGATCTCTTCCAGCTTTTCAGCGAAGTCCTCGATGTCGACCAGGGGGCGGCGGAGGTTGTCGTTGCCCGCCGGCGTTATCCACAGCGACGGCTTCGATCCGGACGCGGCCAGCCAGCCCCGTTCCTGGTCCTCCCCCACCATTTCCACCAGCGACGAATTCCGGGGCATCAGGACCGGGGTCTTCGTGCAAAAGGCTTCCGTGCATGACAGGCCCCAGCCTTCGCCCAGGGCGGTCGAGACCACGACGTCGGCGGCGTTGTAGATGCCGTTCATGGCCGATTCGGGAACGCCGTTGAAAGTCGAAAAGCCGTCCGGGCAGAAGATGATGTCGCGCTTCGGGTCCAGGCCGGCGTTGGCCGCCTGCCAGCGGATGTTCCCGCCGCTGCTTTCAACCTTGCAATGCAGGTAGAGCTTGGACTTGTGGCCGTAACGGTCCTTCCACAATTTGAAGGCCCACATGGTTCGGGCCAAGTCCTTGCGCCACTGGTTGCTATTGACGTTGACGACCAGGAAGGTGTCGTCGTCGATCTCGAAATACTCCTGGCGGATTTCCGCGATCTTGTCTGGCGGCAAGGGGTGGAAGGTCACCGGATCGGTGCCGTGGTAGATGACCCGCAGCTTGCCGGCCAGGTAGGGATCGACTTCGGTCATGGAATCGTAAGAAAACTTCGTATAGCAGACCGGATAGTCGGCTTCGTAGAAGGAAGCCAGAAGGCCGCGGTTGGTCCAGGGTACGTCCTGCGGGCTATAGGCGATCCACTTGAAGGAACAATTTCCGCGGGCTTCCTTGATCGCCGGGGTGAAGGCGGCCATCAGCTGAAGATCCTGCAGGGAAAAGAAGATGTCGTAGCCGCCCTGCTGAATCAGCTGGAGCAGCTTCTGCCGGCCCAGTTGGTCATGCTGCGGGTTAAAGCCAGCCGGTTCGATCCAGTAGGGGAACTTGTCGCGGTTGTAACAGCCGCCGTGGTTGATCCCCAGGATGAAGAATTCATAGCGGCCGGTGGCGTAAAGGCGCGCGAGCATGTTCCGGGCCACGTTGCCGAAGCCGGTTATGCAGTCCGGCGTGTCCGAATACCAGAGGACCCGAATCTTGTCGCCGGGTCTCTCCTTCGCTCCGGGTTCCAGGAAGTTCGGCGCTTCGGCGGCCACGCTCCCCCACCGCGTATAAGCCCTGTCTGCCATCCTTTGAATCAGGCGCGCCAGTTTATTCATCCGTTACCTCCCATCCTTCGCAGATCTCCACGATCCGGCGCGCTGTATGTCCCCAGGTGTAACGGTTGCGGACCATGGCCGCGGCCTTCATGCCCTTCCGCCAGCATTCGTCGCGGTGGTCGGCGGCGTAGTCCAGGGCGTTCTTCAGGCTTTCTTCGGTCGGCTGCGCGTAGCCGATCTTCTGATAGCTGCCGTCTTCAAAATGCCATTCGGTCCCGACTTCGCGCATTTCGTAATCGAGGAACCACCCGACTTCAGAGTTGACGAAGTCCACCGGGGCCGACCAGCCGGTGACGATGACCGGAAGGCCGGTTGCCATGGATTCCACCAGGGGCAGACCGAATCCTTCGCCCTGGGTCGGGTTGACGAAGACGTCGGCGCTTGCGTAGAGGCCCGCGATTCTGGAATGCGACCAGCTTTCGCTGATAACCGTCACGTTCGCGGGAAGGTCCTTCCAGTGAAGGGGCAGGCCTTCGCAGGTCTTGAAGATCAGTCGATAGGCCGGGTCATCACCGAAGACTTCGCGGAAGCATTTCAGCAGCAGGTTCGGGTTCTTCCTGGACGACAGGGTCCCGGCGCTGATGAAGGTGAAGGGCCGGTCGTCGGACCGCTGGCGGATGAAGTAGTCCCGTTCGTCGTAGCCCAGCGGCACCACGAAGATCGGCTTGGTGCATCCTGCATCCAGCCATAGCCGCCGGCTGAACTCGCAGGGGACGAAGTGGGCGTCGGCCTGTTCCATCCCTTCCGGCCAGCTCTTGACGCGCTTCAATTCGCCGTTGACCTTCTTGTGGGTTCCGCGGGGAACGGAAGTGAATTCCCACATGGAAAAGCAGACCTTGATCCGGCCTGGCGTGCATTCCGCCGAATCGGGCTGGCTGAAGCGGATACCGAAGTCGGCCCCGCTATGGCCGCGCTTGATCGCTTCTTCGACTTCCGGTTCCAGCCATAGCGCCCGGTCCTTCCAGTTCACATCCGAAACGACGTCGGCGCCCAGGCGGGACAGAGCGGCAATAACGCCCCGGGTGGCGACCGAATATCCGTCGGTACTTTTCAGCGGTCCGTCGATTGCTATCCGCATATTGCCGCCTCCCTTGCCTCTTCCCACCCTTGCATGACTTCGTCGAATTGTTCATCGTCTACCGGGATTCTTCGGAAATACTCATACATCGCGTTTCCGGCAGCTATTAGGTCCGTGGTCAGGTCGGGCATATCAGGCCTCCTTTACAATCAGGCCGATTCCCAGGCCGATGATGCTGGGATTCACGAAGGTCTGCTTGCCGCCGGGCAGGGTGGTCAGGGCTTCTTCCCAGAAGCGGCGGACGCCGGTCCAGGTGTCGTGAACGATGTCATGGAAGCCGATGAACTTCCGGGCCAGCGGGGCGTAAAGCTCGTAATCCTGCTTGACCTGTTCGTAGTCGCGGCCGCCGTCGATGAAGATCAGGTCGAAGGGCCCGCGCTTCCGCGCCCAGGCCAGCGCTTCCTTCGACGACGAATCTCCCAGGAACATCCTTTTCTTCAGGGCGGCCCTGGCCGGCGGGTTTATGTCGATGCCGTAGGCCTTGACCTTCAGGGTGTTCAGCATGAAGTCCAGCATGGCCCCGCTGGCCGAACCGATTTCCAGATAGCCGTCCAGGTCGCCGACGTAGGCCAGGAAGGCGGACAGTTCTTCGACGTCCTGGTAGATCGCAAACGGCGCAATGTCGACCCATGGCCTGGCCCCGGCGACCCTGTCCAGCAGCAGTTCCTTCAGTTTCGCTTTTTCCATCATTTGAACATCACTCCTATTCCGATAGTCCGATAGATTTCCAGCTTGTTCCCGTCCAGTTCGTCCCAGAATTTCCGAATACCGCCATGGCAAAGGTCGTGGAAGACGACCATCTTAGTGGCCATGGGGGCGTAGTTGGCGAAGTCCTCCTTGACCGCGTCGTAGGTATGAACGCAGTCGATGAAGACCATGTCGTAGGGGCCATGTTCTCTGGCCCAGGCGATGGCGTGGGGGGCGTTCGACGTTCCCCGGAAGACCGGGGCCGGGTCGATCTGGGTGGGCTTGATGATGTCGACGCCGTGGCCAAAGATGTTCATATAATCCCACAAGAATTTCATCAGCCCGCCGGACGCTACGCCGACCTCGAAGTAATCCTGGACGTCGTGGTCCATGATGATGCTGCATAGCGTGGCGAATTCATAAGGGTCCTGGTAGATGCCGGGCTTGGAAAAATCGACCCAGGGTTTGGGCGCGATCTGTTTCGATATGCGTTCGGCCCATGTTGTCATTTCCTACCTCCATAAAGTCTCATGTTGTCGGTACAGACAACGGGGATTTCCAGGTATTCGCCGATCAGGACTGCCTGGTGGATGTCGGATTCGACCATGTAGTCGATGGCGTGATCGACGCAGGCGCGCGCCTTCCAGCCGGCATGATAGGCCGCTGTCCGTTCGTGGACCTCCGGCACCATGGACAGCGCGCCGTAGTGGACGCCGTGCCGGGCAAGCCATTCCTCGGTCGCTTCCCGGTGCCGTTCGGTCCTGCCGGTGACCACCAGGTCGATGCCATAGGCCGGCAGCAGCCGCGGCGGGGCGAACCGGATGAAGTCGGCGTATTCATCCGAGGCCAGGAATTCGGGCGTGTAGGCCGGCGGGTTCGGGCAAAGGACCCCGTCGATGTCATAGGCGACCCGGCCCTTCTTAGCGTGGGCCAGGTTCCATTCGTACAGGCGCGGATGTTCCATGACGACCTGGTAGTAGTCGACCAGGTGTTCGGACCCGGGCTGGACGATCAGGGCGGCCGTCTTGGCCGGAAAGTCCAGGTGCATCTTCGCTTTGGCCATGGCCCCGCCCAGGCTGACGGTGTCGTCGACCAGCAGGGCATTGTTGATAAAGCGCCTCGTCATTCCGCTACTGACCCACCAGCCCCCGTCCGGGACCGCCAGGGGCCTGCCGAACTTGCAGGCGATCATGGACGCCAGCCACATGCCGGACCGCGGGATGCCGACGATGGCGTCGTATTCGTTCGGGATCTTCTTGATCAGTTCCTGGGCGGCCGCGGTTGCGTCGGTCAGGTTCATCCAGTTCATACCAGGCCTCCCGCGTTCTTCCAGAAGTCGCCGGCCGCCTTCAGCATCTTGACCATCAGGACCGGATAGTCCCAGAACCAGGGGAAGGTGGCCGCGCCGACCCGGTCATTGACGACGACTTCGCAGCCGCATAGGCGCGCTTCGGCAGCTGCCCGGCCGTAGGGTTCCAGCCAGTTCGGCAGATGGACGAAGCCGGCGACCTCGTTGAAGAGGTCGGGCATGTCTTCGAAAGGGATGGTCCCCTTGTATTCGATGTTGTCCACTTCTTCCAGTTGCGGCCGCAGCGGCCCGCGCCCGTAGGCTTCGAACTTCATGCCCGGGTTCAGGCGGGCCATGTTGACGAAGTTGTCCACGCCCTTATGCTGATGCAGGGCGGCGGTGAAGGCGTAGACAGGACGGCGCCGCGATCCCCACGGATTGAACTTCGCAGGATCGACCGGCGGCGGGCTGACGGCCAGGTTGACGCCGGACCAGTCGATGTCCGGGTGTTCGGCCTGGAATTGCATGGCGTGGCCGGGCGACAGGAAGACCGCGGCCCTGGCCTTTTCGAACATGGCTTTCCGGATGTCGACATGATCGTCGTGGACCAGGTTGTAGTAGTCGCGTTCATGCTTGATGAAGCAACGGTGGGCCAGGATCCGCTCGAGCTGCGGCCGGCTGAAGAACTTGCAATTACTGACGATCAGAAGATCGAAGGCCTCCAGGTCGAAGCCGTCGATGGTGGCCGGCAGGGCCAGGTCGATGTCGTAGGGGCAGCGGCGGATCAGTTCGGCCGTGGTCTGCTGGGCGCCGCCGTCGGGGATCTCTGTGACGTCGTGGTCGTGGATGAAAAGGGTTTTCATTCGACCACCTCCGGATGCTTCTTCCACTGGTCGATCAGCCAGTCCCGAAAGCGGCCGACATCCTCGACGCTGACGTAGTCCTTGCCGCGGATGATGATCCGGATTCCGTCCGATTCGATTTCCTGGTTGACGGTGGCGCGGAAGTTCACCATGGCGCGCCCCCCAGTTGTCCCAGGATCGCGGAGACGGTCGCCGTCCAGCTATGCGGGTTGCCCTCGCAGTAGCCGTGAAGGTCCCCGGCATCCTGGGCGCCGGGCCAGTAGTGGGCGATAAACATGGCCGCCCCGTCGATGGCAATCGGCCAGTCCGGCCACCAGCAGGCGCCGCCCCTGCGTTCGATTCCGGGGCAGCTGCCCAGCATCCCCCAGGCGTTATGGTTCGTCCGGTAATAGCTGCCGTCGGTGGCGAATGACGATTCCTTGCCGGCCAGGGCGACCAGCAGGTAAGGGTTGATGCCGTACTTGTAGCCAGCGCGGGCGAAGTCCAGGCCGTAGCCCTGCAGCGGCGATCCCCGCCGGCAGGACAGGTAGTTGTCGATGTCCTGGGCGCAGGCTGCCAGTTCGGAAGCCAGGGCCATGGCCGGATCTATCGGCAGGGGCGGTTCTTCGCCGTGGCCGTAGCGGACCAGGACGACCCAGCATTCGGGCATGGTTGTCCGCCAGTTCAGATAGTTTTCCAGTTCAAAGGACAGGCCAGGCGGGACGATGATATGAAAGGTCTGGCTGATCCCGGCGACCTTGTAGGCCGGATCTTCGGTGTCCGGGACTGGCTCGGCTGGCAGTTCGATGACCGTTCCTTCGTCGGCCTTGACCTGGCCTTCCATGTCCACCGTCTCGGCGGCGGTGTCGGATGCCGGCGCGTCCGCCCTGGGCGCGAAGACCACGGTTATCAGGATGACGACCAGGGCAGCCACCAGGACAGCGGCCACCAGCCAGGCCAGCTTCGGGAAGTCGTCTTCATCTTCCGGGATGCAGTAGTCCGGAACCTTCTCCCCTTTTTCGTGGACTTCCAGCGAACCGCCATATGTCCAGTTGCGGTATAGGCGCAGCTTCCCCATGGTTACCGCCCCCTGTTCTTTTTCCTGGATGTCCTGGCGGCCTTGTTGGCCTGGCGGTTCTTTTCCCGCCGCGCCCACTTCGCCAGCGGGTCCTTGCTGTTCATGTCGATGGTTGTCCTTTCCTTGCCAGCCAGGCGGCGCTTGGCGCGGTTTTCCAGGTGGCCAGGAACCGGAACGAATTTCGCCCGCTGTTCTTCCAGCAGCTTCAAGCGTTCTTCGTTCGTAATCAGTTCGCCGGTGTCTGGGTTCATCTTCAGGCTCCTTTCAGCTTCTTCAGATCCGCCGGGGTCAGCGGCATAACCAGGTAGGCGGCGGCCTGGTTGTTGTGGCCCAGGCGGCCGATCAGTTCTTCCAGCGCCGGCAGCAGTTCGGTCTGGGCGATGTTGGCGACGGCGTTCCGGGCCAGGGCTTCGGCGTCGCGGACCTTTTCCTGTTCTTCCACTTGGCGCAGGAAGGCGTCCGCGGGCTGGGCGCAGGGTTTCCCCTTCGTTTCCTTCTTCGGGGCCGGGACCGGGGCAGCTGGGGCGCCGGTGAAGGCCGCGACGATCCGGTCCGCCATGGTCATCTTCAGGTTCTTCTTTAAGCTGTAGATGTAGGCCACCTTCAGGCCCAGGGCGTCGGCGATCTCCTGGGCGCTATGGTCCGCCAGGATCTGGAATGCCGGATGCGTCTTCGGTGCTTGCGGAACCTTTTGTCTTGCCATCAATTCCCTCCTTAAACAAAAGGGACCCCGCCGGCGCTTGGCCGGTCATGGGGTCCCACGTTATCGCTTGGACCTGGTTAAATTACTTGCGGATAGCCGTCACCTTCCAGGCCTTGCCGTCCCAGAACATCTTCAGCATTCCACCTCCCTTTCCGATCTTTTCCATCAGCCGCATTTCGTTGACAGCCTTGGCTTCCGCGGCGGACAGCTGACAGCGGTCGCAGACGACCTTGCCGTTCATTGCAACGCCTCTTCAATCGTTCCATCCAGCAGGTCCGTCGGCCGCCAGACGCCGGTCTGGACGACATGGCCGGATAGCGTCATGACGGCAGCCAGTTCGTCCAGCCAGGCCTGTTGATCCGGCGTAACCTTGCCGTCCTGCTTCTTCAATTCGATCAGCAGCAGCCGGCCGTTCCGGGCCAGGGCCAGATCGGGCCAGCCGGGATGACTGCGCCGGCTGTCGTGCGTATGGTAGATCTTCCAGCCATGAGCGACGGCCAGGCCCTGGTTCCTGCCGTTCTTGTCGCCAGGGTTGATGATGGCATCCTGCAGCTCGGCCTCGGTCATGGCCTGGGCGATCTCGCGGCGGTAGGTGGCCAGGTTCAAGCTATGCCTCCACCATTTCCTTCATGGTTTCGTCGGTCGCCTCCAGGGCGTCCATGTAAAGGCCCAGGTCGTGTTCCTTGACATATTCCATGAAGGCGTCCAGCTTCTGCCTGGACTTGACCATGTCGGCCTGGAATCCGTTCAGGATCAGGGCGTTGTCGGTCAGGGCGGACAGTTCCCGGATTTCCATGTCGTGTATCCGGTTCATGCCGTTTTCCTTGTCGGCCACCTTGACGCCCACGACGTCGACGACGGCCAGGGCCACGAAGGACTTCCTGATCTTGACCGGACCGTGGATGTCCAGGCGCGGCTCCGACGCCTTGACCTTGAAGACGTTGACCATGACTTCGTAGCCGTCGAACATCTTCAGCTGCTGCGGGCTGGTGATCATGTCGACCACCTTGTTCTGGTCTTCCAGAATTTCGCCAGTTTCCGGGTCGATTCTGTCTTGTACTGCCGTCGCTTCCATCCTCTTCCTCCTTTTCTGGTGGGACATTACCGTCTATGCCGTCGCTTCCAGTTCGGCCAGTTCGCGCTGGAAGTCTTCGTCGCTGATTGTTCCCTGCGCCCGCTTTAAAAACAGGTCCTGGACCTTCTCGCTGCGTTCGTCCGGTTTACTACATGCAGAAGGCCGGAGCGCCCCTTCAGGCGCAACCGGCCGTTCTTCGCCCGCGCGCGCTTCTTCTTTACCTGCTTCAGTTTCCTTAGATTCTCTTGACTTATCTTCTCTTAACTTCTCTTTAGTTAAGTTATAGCGGTCTTGTGACTGTCCTAAGTCTGTCTTGAGTCCGTCATATATGTTCCACAGTTCAACATTGTTGTCTTTAGCTGCGGAAATAGCTGATTTCGAGAAGGTTCTGCCGACGACAACACAACGACAAGGCTTGCCGTATAGTTTGCGGTATTCGGCCACCTGTTGGGTAATGGTGAAGTCCCTGACTTGGCTCCATTTGACTTCTATCAAGACGTCGGCGCTGTTCGTGTCCCTGGCCAGGATGTCCACCCTTGCAAAGCGCTTCGTTCCCGTCCTGCCGGGTTTTTCCATACAATACTGGCGCTTGGTTAAAACCAGACCAGATTCAAAGTTCTCAAGGTTGTCTTCAAGCCAGTTTTCCATCTGCTTTTCGCAAGTAAAGTCAGGTTCTTCCCCGTCCGGCGCAGGATAAAGAGATATGCGGTCCTTGTCGCTGCGGAAAGTCTGGAAGCGGTCGAAGCCGACGACTTCACCATACTTCTGACCGTTTACTTCGTATGTTTCTATTAAGCCGACTTCTTCCAGGTCTTCAATAAAGTCGCCGATTTCCTTGATGCTGTAATCCAGCAAGGGACAGATCGTCGCCCTAAAAGTTCTCGGTCCGGCATCAAAACGACCATAGTCATCAGTATGGGGAATAAGCATCAAATAGAGCGTCCGCGACGCCTCATTCGCCAGATCCGCGAACTTTTCAGAAAACGATATATTCTTGGCGATCATCCGACGGTTTGCCATCCATCCCTCCTTTCTATCTTCTGGTCCTCCTGCGGTTTCTGATCGGCCTGGCCTGGTGGGTCAGGTGGGGACATCCCCGAACCAGACATACTTCATAGACCTTGGCCCGCTGGACGGCTTCCTTCTTCTTGCGGCACCAGTAGCGGCCCTGGTTGTGTTTCATAGGACCTCCACTTCATCCAGGGACCAGACTTCCAGGTCGCAGTCCTGCCAGCGGCATGGGAAGTCATACATCTGGGCCACCTCCCCGATCTTGAGAATGTAGGTCACCCTGGCCCGCAACATCCTGCCGGTGGGGAGGTCATCGTAGATCTCGTGGAGCATGATATAGTCGCCCTCTTTAACCGGGCGGGCCGGGTCGGGCGTGCGTACCTCGAACTTCTTTTTTCTGCTGGCGACATAGCCCCAGTAGGGGGCCTGGCATTTAAAGGTGTGTTCGGTCATGATGCCTCCTCGATCAGAGGTTGCAGGTCTTCCGGGCGCGTGGCCATGCTGCCATAGTCGGCCCCATACCGTACAAATACGAACCAGGCGTTCTTCGAGGTAACTACGCCCTCTTCAAACTGTTTGGCTCTAGGCCAATTGGCGGGCTCATAGACCACCTTCATGCCTACTTGCAGGTCTTCCAACTTCACTTAAACCGCCTCCCCTATCAGCAGCTTTTCCTTGCCGTCAGCGTCCACCCGGACCATCCAATCACCGTAATGGTTGACGTGTTTAAAGCCGCCCTCGATCTCTGCCGTAACAGCCTTAACGCAGGCTGCCAGATCAGGCCCGACGGCCTCCACGGTTTTGTTGATGTTGTACTTGTCCTGCTTGAACCACACCTCCACATCCCATTGCCGGTCGTGATCGTGGATGCCGTCGTTGTCGCCGTGGTAGTGGAGTTCTATCGTCCACAGGTCTGGCCACGACAGGGCTTGAAGGGTAGCTATATTGTCGATGGTGAGCTGGTTCACTTATACCGCCTCCCCGAATAGATTCATCTGGGTAAACATGTGGGACATGCCGGTTTCGATGCCGTCGATGACGGCCTTCATTTCGTTGATCCGACTATGTATCGAAGCTATGGTTTCATCCGCCGATCTGGGCGTCCTGGGCCAGTAGAAGCCGTCCCGGGGCGTCGAACAGATGGGGATGCAGTGGTCTTTTCTAAAGTGGGCGATCAACGCCCGGACCTGCCGATCAGACAGGCCCAGACGCGATCCTAATTCGGGGCCGCTCAAGGATTCGCCAGAATAGCGAAGGATGTTAATCAGTTGTTCCTCGGACGGCTTGCAGAATGACAAGGATTTATTCCCCTTCCCCTTCTGCGTCTTCACCTTCAAGGGTGACCAGCTGGCCGTCAATGCCGGACATGGTCCTGGCGATGGTGGCGACGGCGCATTCGCCGTTACGGAACCAGGCGCAGCTTTCGCCCCTGCAGTCAATCGCGGATCTGACGTTCCTGGCCGCGATGATAGCCGCGGCGATGATGATCGGACAGTTCACTTCAGTCCTCCCTTCCGGCCGATGGTCTGATAAAATTCGGTGCCGTAGCGCGCCTTCGTGGTATTGCCGCCCTTGACGCCGCCTTTCTGTCCGATCTTCTGGTAGAATTCGGAACCGTGCCGCTTCGCCGTCGTTAGTCCGCCGCGGCGGCCGGCTTCAGATCGCGTCATCTTCTTTGCCATGATTCACCTCCCTTAAAGTTCCGCGCCTACCAGGTCCAGGCGTTCGGCTTCGCCGGCCTCGATCCACCAGTAGGTCATGCCTTCTTCGTAATCGATGTTTTCCGGCCGTTCGTCCTTGGTGGCCAGAAGGATGATGGTTTCGAAGTCGTCCAGGCCGCCCAGGTAGGCGGAGAGCATGACCCGGTTATCAAAGTCCAGAACTTCCCCATCGTCGACGACCAGGAGTCCCAGGCCTGACAGCCGGGCCAGCTCGACCGCGAACGCGATCCCCACCCGGAACCGCTCGGACGTCGAAAGGTGCTTCGGATTGACGCAGGTATGGCCGTTGTCGACCAGGATTTCGAATTCGGGGTCGGTCGTAATGGCAACCCGGTAGGCGCCGCCGGTCAGGCCCTGCAGGTTGTCGCTTATGCGAAGGGACAGATCCGTTATGACCTTGTCCAGCAGCTGGGCCTTGATACCATCCGGTCCCTGTCCGAAACGGCCTACAAGCGCTTCAAGGGCAGCCACAAGGCCATCGTCAGCGGCAGCGCGTTCGCGCGCCTCGGTGATCTTTCCAGCGCGGCCGGCGGACATTTCTACCTGCTTGATCAGGGCATGGCCGCGGCCGATCCGTTCGGACAGTACGGCTTCTTCGGCTTCCAGGGCGGAAGTGTCAATCGTTACCAGTTCCTTGGCCTCGGTAGTCAGTTCATCCAGTTCAGCCTGGACCCGGGCGCGTTCTTCGCCGACGGCGTTGCTGATGCCGATCTTGCGGATCTTCGCGTCGATCTCGGAAGCGTTGCGCGTGGCCGCGGTTACCTCATCCAGGGTCTTCCCATGTTCGGCGACCAGCTTGGCCTTTTCGATTTCCAGCTTGTCGGCCAGATCCTTCCGGTCGTCCTTGGACAAGGGGCATTTCACATGATCGGGCGCGGTCGGACATTTCGCCGTAGCCTTTCCGATGGCCTTGACGGCGCTGTCCAGGCCGCGGATCTTGCCGGACAGTTCGGCGGCCTTGGCGGTGGCGTTCTTCTCCTGGCCCCGGAAACCCTGCAGTTCGGCTTCCATGTCGGCGATGTCTTCGGCCGGGGACGCTTCGACCAGGTCGTCCAGGCGGCGTTCCAGGTTCCGCCGGCGGTCGACGATCTCCTGGATCCGCTGGGCGCCGTGCTTGCCGTCGATGATCCGCTTCGCCAGGGCGCCGCGGTGGGCTTCCTTTTCGGCCAGTTCGGACTTGATGTCGGCCAGTTCTTCCGGCTTCGGCAGGTCGGCCGGCAAGTCATCCATGCCCGACAAGGCTTCCAGCGCGCCGGCCGACGTCGCGGCCTGCTTCTTGGCGATGGCGCGCGCGGCGAACAGCTTCTGATATGCGTCGTCTAAGTCGACGACTTCGTCTAAGTCGCCGGACGTTCCGACGAACCGGCAGAAGGCTTCCGACAGGTCCGCCCCCAGGAACTGGACAACCTCTTCAAAAGTAACCGCCGCGCCGGCCAGGCTGAACAACATGGCCTGCTGTTCCTTGGCCGGCAGGGCGACGAAACTGGACACGTTCATCAGGTTCGAAATGAGATCGGCCCCGGCGCCCAGGTATTCATAGAGGTGTTCCTGCTGGGCCTTGCTGCCGCCTTCCCAGCCGGTTACGTTTAGTACCGCGCCCTTCTGGCTGATGGTCCGGCTGATGTCGCCCAGGCCGGCGATCTCGGCTTCGACGATGCCGGTCTTCTGGCCCAGGCTGATCAGGTCATCCAGGCCCCGGCCGCCCCGGTCGGTGGCGGCGCAGCGGCCGGTCAGGGCGACTTCCAGGGCGTAGACGACCGATGACTTGCCGGCGGCGTTATTGCCGGTGATGACGTTCAGGCGGTCCAGCTCGAGGAAGGTCGACTGGTGGTTCCGGAACTGGACCAGCTTGATAGATTCTATTTTCATGCGGCATCATCCTTCCGGTGTTCGAATTTCGTATTGACGTTGCGTTCCATGATGTCTTCCAGGTCGGCCTTGACCGCGGCGTTCTTCTTGGCGGTCCGGATGGACTTCAGCTTCGTTCCGTTGACCGAAAGGAAGTCCCAGGGGTCGAGGCCATGGATCGTCAGGCGTTCGATGAAGACCGGGATGTCGTTGATCGTCCAGCCGGATTCCGGATCCTTGGGCGGCAGGTGGCCGAAGACCTCCCCGCCTACGCGGACATTGCCGTTTTCGATGCACCAGTCGGATAAGGAGGACTTACGTTCCTTGACCTGTTGTTCCAGGACCAGGATTTCGGAGGCCAGGCGTTCGGCGTCCTCGGGGCTGGACACCAGGGTCGGCAAGTCGGATACCGCCGGACACTCGGATGACCAGGCGCACCATGAACAATGATTACCGGGAGTGGCCTTCCATTCGGTGTCAGCCTCGATGGTGGCGATCATGTCCATGACGTACTTCTCAGCGTCTCTCACGTCGTCCATGGTTAACTCCACCTCGCGGATGACGCCGTTCCGCACGAAGTCTAGGCGGGCCACAAACTCGGTGTAGCCGTAAAGCAGGTTGACCATCCAGGCGTAGATGCGCGTCTGCATCTGCTTCTCCGCCTCCGCCTGGGTCCACACCTTCCAGTTGCTCTTATAGTCGGTGATGATGGCCACGTCGCCCTTCGCCTGCAGAAGGTCCATAACGCCCCACCAGGTCATTCCGCAATAGTTCATCCGCTCCATCTTCTCGATGGACACTACCGCTTCCGGGTCCAGGATGTGAGACTCGACAAACCGGTCGAAGACTTCAGCAACCTGGGACCACTGTTCGGCGTCCAGCTGTTTACCCTCCTGGGTCATCTTGTCCCGAGCGGCGCTCATGGCCAGGTTCCGGTAGGTGATGTCCGTCTGGAGGCGGCAGCCAGTGAGGTGTTGATCGTAGGCAGCGATGGCCGCATGGACGGCGGACCCTATCAGCAGGGGCGGCGTGTCCGGGGCCTTCCGCTTGTCCACGGCCTCGATCTTGAACAGGCGCGGACAGTGGTTATACTTATCTAGCTTGCTGTGGCTATAATGTTTCATCGTTATGCTTACCTCCTTTTACATTCGGGACGTTGGATACCGTGGTGCTTCATATGCTCTGATCTCGTCATCAACTGAAGGTTCTCGATCCGGTCATCCTTGGGGTCGCCGTTGATATGGTGGACCACCTCGCTTAAAGACAGGGGACGCCCAAGATGGTCCTGCATGATCTTCCTGGCCCGGGTGATAAATACGCCATCTCCGCGATCGGTTAGGTATCTTCCCTGGGAGTTGCTGAAGCAGATGCCGCCCTTATACATGCCGTTACCGGCTCCCCGGCCATTGTGGCCCTTGATAAACCGAACGGGCACGCCTTTGACGTGGCCGTCCTTTTTGCGATCCTGGAGGGATACTTTTGTCGTTCCCCCACAGCCACATTGGCAATAACCAACCGGTATCTCTTTACCCATGACGACCTCCTTAGATGTAGCTCTTCTTCGGGCGGGAAGGTGCGGCCGGGGCAGTTGTGGCGGCTGTTCCTGTTGCTCCGTTGGTGCCGGGGAGGTTGGTTTCCGGCGGTGCCTCCGGGTCCGCGGAGGCGGCGGTTGAAGCCTCCGGCCGCAATTCCCTCACGTTTGATTTTCCGTCGCGCTCGGCAATCAGGCGATCAAGCAGCGCTTCACGGCTGCCGGCCTTTTTGCGGTATATCATCTGTTGCGCCTGGGTCAGCCCCAGCTTTTTCATCAGCGCTTCGATCTCCAGGTCCATTTCGTCCGGTTCCATCTGGGCGCCCAGGTCGTCGACGATGGGGTCGTTGGTCTCCGGCAGGCTGTCGTGTTCCGGTTCCGGCCGGACCTCCGACGGATAGAAGTGTTCCGGTTCGGTGGTCAGGTCCGGTTCGGGCAGCGCGGCCACCGGGGTCGGGGTGCTGGTGGTGATGGCCTGCAGCTGGGACAGGCTGTAGCGTTCGGCCAGCTTCAGCTCCAGGACGTGGACGATCTTTTTCTTGCCGCCGGGGCTGCATTCCTTCGGGACCACCCGGAGCAGCAGGGGGATCATGGCGATCTGGCCGCCGGTCAAGGTCCGGATGAAGTCCCAGCTGCCGTTGAAGTTGACGATGCTGAAAAAGCTGGAGGTGTCCAGCTGCCAGACGCCGTCGCTGATGAAGTCGGGGATCAGGAACTGCAGATTCATTATGTGGCGGCATTGCTTCTTCGGTTCGAACCAGTCGCATTCCAGGCCGGGGCATTCGATCTCTTCGAACTCCCCGGTTTCGGTGTTGACCATGCTGGCCGTGATGCCGTCGCCCTTGCAGACCAGGCCGGTCCCGCTGCCGTAGCGCTTGAAATATTGCGGGGCCACCGTCTCCAGGTCGTCGGTCGGAAACATGATGGTCAACTCGCGGGGCTTGTCGCCGAAGATCTCCACCAGGTCCGGCCGGTCATCCGGCAGGACGAAGTAGTCAACGGCGCGCGGGTATTCTTTGCCCTTGTCGTTCGTGGCCTTGATCCCCAGGTGGATCTTCCCGGCGCGGGGAAATCGGCGGATGTCTGATACTCCCTTAATAGCCATCTATATCACCTCCGCGTGTATTGCTGCGTCTGCCGCCACGATCGGGCCATGCTCGCTGATCTCCATAAGCATGAATAACTTGCCCGCGCCGATCCCCCTGTCGTAAGCGGCCGATACTGCGCGTTCCGTTTCGGCCTCGTCGAACAGTTGGCCGCCGTCCAGGATCGCTTCGACCTGGGCCAGCTTTTCTAAGACCTTGTCGGCCGGCCAGTTGCCGCTTTCCGGATAGAAGTTCCAGAGGCGGCGCCGGCATTGTTTGCACAGGTAGCGGAACCGGCCGTCGATGAGCGGCGATTCCATGTCGAAGATGGATTCGACATTGTCGCAGGCCGAACAGAATGTCTCGTTCGGCTTGATCGGTTTGCCTTCAGTCATGGCTTCTTCTCCCCCTTTCAGAGTTCGCAGCGCCGTCTTTGCCGGCGCGGGCTTGCTGGTCCAGGTCTTCTTAGACATGGACTTCCCCTTCCGCTTGATCGCCCGCGCCATGGTCGCCAGGTCCTGCAGCTCCTGAAAGGTCAGGTGCGGGACCGGCCCCGGCGGCAGCGGGCATTCCTGAAATGCTGCCTGCATACATCGCCTCCCTCTTTCTCATGCCGTATTCGCAGTAACGTCCGCGTACTTTCCAGAAGTTCGGTTCCAGGATGTTCATGCCGTCTTCCTTAACTTCAGAAATTTCTCCAGGTCTTCATGGGTTATGCGGGTGCTGCGCGCGCTGATCTTCGTAGCGACCAGCTGGCGCGATCTGATCAACCGGTAGATGGTGTCATCGGATACTTGCAGCAGCTTGGCGGCTTCTTCGACCGTATAAAAGATCATGCGGTCACCTTCTCGCGGCGGCCCGTCCTCCACTTTTCGCGCCAGCTGGTAAGGCCGGACCGCGAAGTAACGGCGTGATCGGCGGCCTTGCCGACGTCCTTCATGTCCAGTTCCAGCAGCCGGAAGGACCTGTCCTGGATGCCGTCTTCGATCTGGTCGAACTCGGATTCCAGGTCATCGCAGCGGGCGTCAACCAGGGCGAATTCCTGGCATCGCCGATTGAAGGCCTCCCGGATCTTCCGCCGCTTTTCGCGAAGGTCCGCCTGCTTCTGGTTGATGTCTGCCGCCGCGGCGCGTAGATCGTCGACTTCGTCGGCCCGGTCCATGATCTTCTTCAACCTGCCGATGGCGTCTTCCATGCTTTCTTCCACGCGGCGAAGTTCGTTCAGTTCAGCGTGGTTGTTTGCCGTCATGATCCCTCCTTTATTTGGCTTCGAACTCTCCCAGCGTCCTCAAGATGTAGCTGTAACGGCGATCTGTCAGGTTGTGCTTGACATAAGGAGTATCCAACCGGTCCCGGTATTCTGCTCCGAGGTGAACCAGGCGCGCATAATTCAAGGCGTATTTCTGGGGGTCGATGATCCGGTTATCGGAATCGGAAACGAAATCAACCAGCTTCTTCAGGCGGCGTACCAGTTCCCGCGATGTTATAGGAATGGTCTCTATCATGTCGTAATTCTCCCGTTCAGATAATCAACAAGAATCAGCTTTCATATCTCCATGATATTCCTCACATGACATATGTCAATAGAAAACGGCGAACTGACTTCCGAATACACCATGCTGCAGTTGACCAAGGCGCTCGAAATAGATCCGCACGAAGCCGCCCATGCTGTCTTCGATGTCCCGATGGGGACATCCGAGCTTACAGAACAGGAACTGGCATGGTTGGAAACCTTGCGAATGCTTGACCCCGCCAGGATAGACTTTCTCCTGGCCTTCCTTCATGTCGCCTACAACTCCGGGTATCAGTTCCTGTCGCGGAAGAAGCTGGAAGAAACCATGGCCGAAGTCATTGCCCAAGAAGGGATGGCGTCCAAAGAGAAGGCTTATGAAAAGGTGAAGCGTCCATCGGGACGAACCAAGCGGGCCGCAACTTAGGGGTTGAAGCGGCGGCCCGCGCCCGAAAACCAGAGCTTAAATTGCTTGTCGGCAGCAAGGGCATCAAGGGGAAATAAAATATCAAGAACAAGGAAAGGGGATTAGCATGAGCGAAATCAGGGAAGCAAGCAATACGAAAGACAAGAAGATCCGCAATATCGTCATCGGGATAATCATCGGAATATTTATCTGCGCCGCGGTTGCCGCCATCATAACGGCTGCGGGTTGTGGAGACAATTCGGAAGACGTCGCAAAGGAAACAGTAAAGCAGTTGAATGCAGAAACGGCGGCCATGAACGAACAGACCTGCCATGACTATCTTCGCATAATCGACTCAAACATCATGCAGTACCGCGTCGATCATAACGACTATCCCGCTACTGTAGAAGACATGGTGCCTGAATATATGGATAACGTATATTCCTGTCCTGATGGTGGGCGTTATACCATCCAAAGGACTGCGGACATAACTTATCCCCATGCCGTCTGTCCGAACGGTCATTCGTACTGATGGAACTGGGGAGGTTCGGCCTGGACCCGGACGCGCCGGAACCGGAAACCCTGGAAGAACTGATCGCGATGCTCCTGGCCCTGGCGGCGGAAGGTCAGGATGCCAAAATCGTTCCCTTCCCGGAGGTGAAGCATGAGTCCGATCTATGAAAGAATGCTGAAGTCCGGCCGCAAGGTCTACGACGTCAAGGTTTCTATCAAGGGTATCCAGTATCTGAAGCGCGGCCTGCGAACCAAGGAAGCCGCCATCAACTGGCAGCGGACCATGATGGACATGCGGGACGGCCTTTACTCCCGGCTGACCGTGGAAGAACTGGCCTGGTTGTGGCTGGAAGACTGCATTCATCGCGGCCTGGCTCCGCTGACCATTGTCGATTATCGCCTGCAGCTGGGCCTTCGGATCCTGCCGGCGACCAGGCACTTGAAGATCGGGGAAGTCCGGCCGCCGCAACTGCAAGAAATCATCAATAAGGCGTCGAAGCAATACCGATCTGCCCAGAAAACCGGCGTCGTCCTGCATTCCATGTTTTCCGCCGCCGTTCGGTGGGGCTTGCTGGATTCGTCGCCGGCCGACCACCTCCGCGCGCCCGGACACAAGAAGGAAGAAATGACCTACTTGACCCACGAACAAGGCGCCGCCCTGCTGCGGGCCGCCGAAGGGGACATGGAATTATATGTCCTGATCGGCCTGTCGACAGGCATGAGGCCCGGCGAGATCCGCGCGCTTCGCTGGGAAGATGTCGAAGGAAGAAAGATCAGGATCCGCCAGGCGAAGACGGCCGCCGGCAGAAGGACCGTGATCATCCCGACGCAGCTGGCCGCCACGCTGGCCGCCAGGAAGGACAAGGGCCACCTGTTCACGGTCGACGGTCGCCCCTGGACCGGCTATAATCTTCGATGGAGATTCAGGCAGGCATTAGCGGCGGCGAACCTGCTGGACAAGGGGATCACCCCGCACTCGCTCCGGCATACTTTCGTCGCCTGGTATATCAGCGAAACGGAGAATATAAACTTGAAGTGGTTGTCAAAAACGCTGGGTCATACGGACCCTTCTTTCACGCTCCGGGAATACGGTCATTTGTTCGATTCCAGGGCCGAAGAAATCACAGATTCATTTCAGGCTGTATCAAATCTGTATCACGAAGGAAGCAAGCAAGAAGGAAATATCATAGAGTTTCCGCAGTAAGACGCCCCTGTAGCTCAGTGGATAGAGCATTGGATTCCTAATCCTTTACATACGGTTTTAGGCTTGCAGGTCAGAAGGCCGAAACGCCCCTGACCTGCATTTCATTATCCTCATAAGTTGCATGGTGTAGCAGGTCGGCGCGTGGAGGTTGTATCAAATCTGTATCACGAAAGCAGAACAACGACAAAAATCGGCCCCTCCCGGCGGAAGGGGCCATTGCGTTGGGGATAACGGACCCACCGCCCGGGCGCTACCCGGGATGCAGATTAAGCATGACATCCCCCTCCGACAAAACGAAGGCGGTCATGGCTTATGGCGGCGGCATCTGCTAGGATGAAATTGACCGGATAAATGGTTCACGGGCCAGACATAAGCCTGACCCGTGAACGTCCCGGGGAGCCAGTGGGGACGGGTAGAGCTTCAATCAGCCCGTCCTCACGCTTACATTGTGCTTATAGGCGGCGACATAAAGATATACCCACCTGTCGCACACTTTTTACACACTTAGCGTATCATGTTGATGATGTCGAAAAAGGGAATAACGGCTGAAATAAAAAAGGTCCCCCACTCCGAAGAGCAGGGGACCCGGGAGGGAATGCCCGGTGACGGCTCCGGGCGGCGGAAACATTTCAGCCGTCATGCTGAAGGACATCCGGTTTTGAAAATATCTTATCCTTCGAAGTTGTCAGGAACAGCGGCGGCCGTGGTGTCGGTGTCGCTGGTGGCCGCGTCCGCCTGTTTATAGAAATTGGTGATGACGGCCAGGGTGGTCGGGATCAGCCCGATCAGAAATCCATAGACTACCTTGATCATGTCGTGATCCAAGGCGGCCAGGATCAGCAGGCCGGCCAGCATGGCCAGCAGGATGACGGCTCCGACGATCAGCTTGGCTACGTTCACTTTGCTACCTCCTTTCAGAATTCCCGCAAGGCGCAAACGATGGGCTGCTTGGGCGCATGGACGGACAAGGTGCATTCGTCCAGGCCCAGCTTCCGAAGCATGGTTCCGATGTCGATCTTGTAATACGGGTTCGGGTTGCCGTCCCCTTCCGGCTTGATGGACCGGAATTCGGCGACGTCGACCGGATAGAACTTCCCGGGGTCGTCCTTCGTTTTCGGCGTGGTGGCGTAGACCAGGACGTTGGTTTCGCCCTTGCCGCGAAGCTGGACATGCAGCCAGTAATCGAACTTCTCCAGCCACAGATCCGTAAAGTGGAATTCCTGGCCGACCGAATCGGCTGATCTAAGCATTTCTTCATCCTCCTTTTGTCCTCCCGCGGCGATGTTCCGGAGCGCGGGCAGCCAGTCATATAACACCTGGCCGGGGCAGTCGTTCCCCCGGTTGCGGGGATCGTAGGCGGCACAGTCACGGTGGCCCCAGTAACGATCCGCCGGAAGCCCCAGGACGTCCTTCGCTTCCAGGGCCAGGCGGATCAGGGTGTCCAGGGCGGCCACCGTCGGCGCGTGGTCGTTGAAGTTGCCGGCCATGCAGACGCCGAAGCCCCTGGTGTTGCAGCCATAGGCCCCGCCATTGTTGGCCAGCCAGCCGCCGGTGCGTCCTTCGTAGGCCTGGCCGCTGGGGAAGATGACTGCGCCGTAATAGATGTCCGCGCCCTTCATCGCCGGCCCCTGGTGGTAGGCCTGCCAGAATCGCATGGCCGCGATCTCTTCCGCCGGCGTGGGCCAGCTGCCGGACGCGGCTGCATGGTGGGCGATGAAAAGGTCCTTGTGATCGGTCATCGTCACCGGATACTTCGGGGCAGCTGCCCCCCAGGCTGTCCGCGGGATCAGCATGGACGCACTCATTAGCTTTCCTCCCTAATATTCATCCGATATTCCGCCGTTGCCCCACATGCCGCATAGTCTGTTCAGCGCCTTGCAGACATCCCGCAAGGCTTCCTTTTCGGCCTTGTGTTCGGCTTCTTCATGCTGCAGGTGGTTCGTCATGACGAGGGTGAAGCTAGCAACGGCCTGGATATATTCCTTCCGTTCTTCTGTAATTTCGTCGTCCCTCTTCGTGGTTCTATAGACCAGGTAGACAGAGATCAGGCAAAGAACCGCCAGCGCTCCGCCCTGAAGGATCAGGTTGGTTATGTCCATCTTGCCTCCTTGTCTTTACGGAATCTTGCCGCTGTTCAATTTCCCTTTCGCAGTGATCCAGAGCGCGAAGGCGGAAAGGGTGGTCCCCCCGACGTCTTGCACGAAACAGGTGAAGCCTGCCGCCGTCTCCGATTTCACCGTGTAAGCTACCGCCCCGTTGGATCCGCTGGCGAACGTCACCTGCAGGCCTTCCAGGGTTGCGAAGAGACCAGCCGGGAAGGTTACATCGAACTGCCCATAGTAATCGCCGTTGATGTAGGCGGCATAGGTGGCCGGATCGACGGTCAGCTTGTAGTCCAGCACGCCCACGCCGTTGGCGTCGGTGATCAAGGTCCCGTTCTCGTCGAAAGTAAAAGCGATATGCTGATGGTGATAGTCCAGCGCGTCGGTCAGAGTCTGTAGGTTTGTATCAGACATGGGCGTCGTAGTAGTCCAGTCTACAGGGGCGTATGCCATGGTGGTTCCTCCTTAAAACTTTGCCCAGCAGCCGGCATCATAATCAAGCAGCTGGACGGCCCCCCATTGGGCAAGCTGGATGGTGTCTTCGCCGTCGATGGTGGAACCAGTTGCAGATATTGTTACTTCAGCCGCGTTGATATTCTTGATAGCGTAAAGCCTGCCCGTTCCCGACGCCGCGGGCAGGGTGGCAGTGGCGGAAATGGTAGCGTCAAAGACCACCGCGAAGTCAGCGGCGGTCAGGCCGTAGTCGTCCGTTTTGATGGCCGCTATTGCCAGATGTCCGATCCTGTTATTGACGGCGTTTTGTGTCGGCATCAAAACAAACGTCGCCGAAATGGTGTGATCTTCCTGAACCTTTTCGAACGTATAGGATTCAACGGCTCCCACGGAATCGCCGTCTACCAATACGTCATCAACCCTGTATCCGTAATCTGGGGTGATGGTGAAACTTTGGTCAATATCCGTTTCTACTTCGACTGCGCCTGAAGGAGCTATCGACCCGTTGGCCCCGGCGGATGCCGTAATGGTATATTCGGAAGCTATTTCTTGTTCTGCCCCGACAGCGTTAGACACCCCGGCATCGTAGGAAGATACCGCTATGTAGTCTACATCTACAGTTAGGGAAGCCCCCTGTAACTGCTCCCAGAAAAGTCCCTCCCCGGCGTGACTATACGAACCAGAAATATATGTTGTAGGGGCGTTGATAAAATCATAGTAATACTGTGCGGTGCTGCCATCTACGTATTTAAAGCATTGCGTGTAATACGTATTGTTAGCGAAGTTCCAATTAGCAGTTGCGATTGCCGCCCCGGTAGTTCTTCTTATCTGGACTTTCCGTGTCCCCAGAAGGTTTATCATCAAGCAATAACAGAAGTTGGAAGAAATAGACTTCCCGAATCCCAGGTTGTCGTTTGCTGTTGAAAAGGAACTGCCCTTATGCCGAATCCAGAATTGCCATGGAGCCGCCAGCATGGATGCACTACGAAACAAACCTGCACCTCCGCCGCTCACGGCGTCTTCCGCCACCCTGCCGTCCCCTGCCCCGGCTTCGCTTTCCTCTGTCCATGTACTCGTTGTCGTGGGCCAGCGGGTTGAGTTTATCGGGTCATGCAGGTCTTCATGTGCGAAGTCGTCAAACAAAGGAAAGACGTTGAATCCATCTTCCGTATTTGTCGCCAGGGCATCCCCATAGTAGGCCAGGATAACGGTGTCGCCGCTCCCAGCTACGGAAGGGACCTTAACAAAGCATCGGGTGGTTGCGGTGTTCTTCGTTTCGGGCATTATCCAATGCTTTAAAACGGTTACACCGTCATTCAGGCGAAACTGCAGATCGTCGCAATCAGCCTGCATCTTCCCTGCCGCTATCAGCGTAGCGGTGTCCAGCGTGATCAACTCCGGATAATCAGTTAAATCCCCCGCCGTCGATTTTGTTACTGTTACTTGCCGATAATATGTAAAAGCCATGGCCCTTCCTTATATGTAGGCTATATTGCCGATGGAACTGAACACTTCCCACTCGGTATTCGCGACAACACAGACCAGCTTGATACAGTCCCGGTGGTCGGTCGCTTCCAGGTATCCGCCCGTCCCCGTGGTAGTGGAGATGGTGCCGAAGTGGACGACCTGGTTCGCGTTCTGGGCCAGGTGCCATCCGCCAGCCGCAACGCCGCCGACGATTTCAAGGGTGTCTCCGACCGCGGCGGTGACCGGCAGGGTAATCGTCACCTTTGTGGCGCGGTTTATCAGGTAACCATAGTTCGGCGCAGCAGCGGCCGTTGCATCTGTTACAACAACCCAGCCGCCACAATCGGTCCAGGTTCCCACTCCGCTTCCATCGCTCTTCAGGACATATCCGTCCCCGGCGCCGGTGGCCATGGAAAAGGTGTCCATGTCCACGTTTCCTTCTACCTGGAGATCACGGTCAACAAGAAGATAAGCAGCCATGGCTTGATCGACCTCGGCCGTCGCTATCGACCGCGTCGCGTTCTTGCCCAGGGCTTCGACGCGGACATGGTAGGTAATGCTTTTCGTCAGGTTCTGGACCAGCAGATAGGAACCGTCCACGATGTAGGTCGGGGAAATCCCCGTCACCTTGCCGGCGGCGTCGACAGATATGGCCGAGGTGGACAGATAGACGTTATACCCGGCGACATCCTTGTCGGAACTTCTAGTCCACGAAATTGCCAGCCCTGTCCCTTGCGCGGCGACCGTCAGCCCGGTCGGGGCCGGCGGATCCCCAGATCCTACAGTCGTATAACTTATGCTGGTACTCCAGTTGCTTTTCAGGGGACCAGAAATCGCGCGGATCCTGATTTCATATTCCGTATCTGGTACTAGATTTAGTATTGCTGATTTCATTAGGATTCACCCGACGTCATAAAGGATGCCCAGGTCCATTTATTGTCGGCCAGGACGAACCCCCAGAAGTGGACATGCAGACCATCGTCGGGGTTGTAGTAGACGACGGCGAAGGCGTTGTCGGTCTCCGGCATGGCCATCATTTTTATGTTGCTAATACCCCCAGATGAAGGGCTTGACGCCAGGACGTAATAATCCGTTGGCCCCGACAGATCGTAATCGTCATCGCTGTTGTTCCAGCTGGCGAAGTATCCCAGGCCATAGTAGTCACCAGCGTTTATCTTGTGTATGCAATACATGATAGGAACACCAGGCCCCGCCAGGCCCAGGGCTACTCCCCTGACTTCAGCATATCCCGGGACGTCGTTTCGTTCTGAAATCTTCTTCTGATACCAGGCCCATGTTCCATCTTCCTTATCGTAATACTTGATATAGTCGTTATCGGAATAGAACGAATCGTTCACGAACGACATATGCCTGGTCAGATACGGAACCACCCCGAGGCCGGTGCCGTCGATATAGGTTTCCCATACGACAGGCCATGTTCCGGAAGATTCTTCGCGATATTCGACCCTCGGATTTATGCTGGAATTTATCTGGGTCAGAGCCACCTTTGAAAAGCTCGCGCTGCCGGACCCCCGGAAGTCGAACAGGTCGCAGCCGTAAGAATTTTCTCTTTGGGCAATCTTGACGGCAGCATCCCAGCTTGCAAGCCCTTCATTGTAGTAACTGTATAAGATGTCATAACCCGATTTATACGCAACCTGAAGGCCCGATCCATCGTGGCAGACATGGTAATTGGAACCGGCTGGCAGGCCGGCAACTTCCGCCAGGGTGTCAGTGGCGAAATTATATACCCAGTATTGCTGGCCGGACGCTCTCGTCGCTACCAGGTGCAGCTTCTTGGCGGACCCATCGGCGCACATGGCCACGTTGTCCCAGGCTTCACTTCCGTCGGAAATAGTTTTAACAGCATTCCATGTAGCGCCATCCGTAGTCCGCTTGATGACGATGTTTCCAGCCGTCGCTGAAGCGTGGGCGATATACAGCGCCGCATAGGAATAGCACAATGACCGGAGCGGCTTGGAACCCAGGTAGGCGTTGGCTGTTACCAGAAAATCGCCGTACAGCATTATTTCCTCCTAAAGGCGACTTCGAACATATCCCCGGCCCCTTCCCAGGAAAGCCTGATCTCGACATGCTTTTCCCCGTTTTCGTCCTCGACCAGGATTTCTTCGCTCAGGCTGATGTTCCATGGCGTAGATGGAAAGTTCACGCCGCCACCGCCACCACCGCCACCAGTTCCGCCGACGCCGGCGGTCCCGGCAATGGCAGATGTCCGGCTTTCCAGGGCTTCCAGGCGTTGTTCGTGGCCGCCGTCTTTCCAGATGATTTTTTCTTCGGGAACGCCGTTACCGGTCATACTTCCACCAGTTCCAGTTCCATGTCGTATTTGTCCATCTCGATCTGATTGACGTAGTAGGCCACCGACGAAATGCCCATCCTGGTCGAGTTGACGGTGACCTTGTCGTCTGTTTGCCAGTTGTAGCGCGCCTTCATCTTCCATTTCAGGACCCGCTTCGCGCCCTTGAGCTTGGCCAGGACGTTGGTCGCCAGGGTGTTGGCCGCAGCATCCGTCATGGGAACCGACAGGTCCAGCTGATAATCCTTTAGGAACCAGCGGCGCTTTAGGTCCGCGTCTTCGACGACGACCTTCAGGCCGTCGATGGCCGAGATGGGGTATCCGTAGATCAGGACGTCGGTCAGGTAGGCCGCTGCGCCGGAGTTGTTCGTTACCACCAGCTTGAACTTGAAGCCGTCGTGCGTAATGCGCGAAACGGTGAAGTCGACTTCGTTTTCCGTGTCGTCGGTCAGGCTGGCCGAACCGGTGGCGCTGACCCCTGTTACCTTCCGGACCGGGCTTTTATTGAACTCGCCCACAATGGTTTTGCTGGCGCCGTTGGCCACCGACGTGTCGAACTCGGACAGTTCGTGGACTGTTTGTTTGTAGGCCAGCTTATACCTTTGATAATTGACGGTGACCTGGTTAGCCCTCTCCGGTTCGGTCACCTTCGGGTCCTCGAGCCAGTCGGAGTCGGTCAGGGTCGCAATCGAAGATCCATAAGCGTGACTGCTGTTGTGGATATGCAGGGTCCCCAGTTCGTCGAAGAAGAAGATGGCCTGGATGCTCTTTGCCAGTTCGGTCATAGCATCGAAGATCGTTCCGCCATAGATGCCGGCGTACTCATAGCTGGTCACGAAGGCTTCGCTGCTGATCAGGCCAGGCCGAATATGCGCGCGATGGATCAGGTTCTTAAACAGTTCGGCGCCTTTCATCCTGAACAGATCACAGTCGTCCATGGCGATCTCCTGCAGGTGCTTCATCCGGTCTCGCGCGGTCACCCGGACATCCAGGCCAGGCGTAAACGACCAGGTGTCTTCCGTGTAGAAGACGCCCTGCTGGACCCACTGATAAGAAGCGCCCACCAGCGCGCCGAACCAGGCCACGATCTTGACGTTCGGGACCATGAAGGCGGCATACTGGCCCGATCCTTTGAAGTTGTCGTCGTCGTCCAGGATGGTCAGGTCCAGCTGGGACGCGGCGAAGGCGCCATAAGGAAGGCGGGTCGTAACCAGATGTTCTATCCGCTTGTTGACGATCATGTCCTGGATGTCGTCGTCGTCGAACGTGACACGCCAGATCAGGTCGATCTGGTAGAAGCGGGCAGGCTGTTCGCCTTCCGACGTTTCCATGGCCACGACCTTGACCTTGTCCAGTGTTTTGACTTCGCCCAGGTCGATCTCCAGATACCAGGTGGTCAGGTCGTATTCCGTCCCGGCGTCGTAGCCGCTGCCTTCATCGAGGTAGACCTTGATCTTGGAAATGTATGGCAGGTGGGCCGATGATTCGAAATAAAGGACGTTGCCCTTGCGGGCGCCGGAATAGACGTAATCAAGAACAGCATAAGGATCATACGCCACGCCCCGGAAGACACCATCGGATTCGGACTTCTGGGCGGACCACCAGCCATGATTATATTCGTGGTCCCGGTTGACCGACCCTTCGCAGGGGTAAAATGTGCCGTCGGCGCTTGCCTGGCCATCTGCCTGGCAATATTGGAACCCCTGTTCCCATCCGCTATAAAGGTAAGTGTTGTAGCCAAAGGTCGGGCTGCCGACGTCGTCGCCGATAACAATACCAGGCGCCGCGCAGGTGGTGTTCCTGGACAGGTCCATCGTTACCTTCTGGGCCAGGCCGGCCCGGGCGCTTCCGGCCAGAAGCGACGTCAGGCCGGCGCTGATGGTCTGCATTACTGTTCCTCCAGGACGATGGACACCTTCCACCACCAGGCGGCGGCGTCACGTTCGACGATGTCGGAAGGGTCGAAGCCAGTCATGATGACGGTGTAGTCGTCATAGTTCGGGCTACCGGATTCCTTGTAGACGCGCAGGGTATGGGTCGTGCCGTCCTCGGATATGGTTTCCAGGGACCGCATGCCCAGCCCGCCGTCCGGAACGTCGGCGTCGTCTTCGGGCAGCATTTCCCAGCTGATCTTGAAGACATGCTTTACCGACACCAGGTCATATTTCAGGGTGCCGTTGCCGGTCCGGTCGGAATGTTCGGTCCGGAACTGCCGGGGGTGAATATGACGTTCGACTTCGGACAGTTTGGAACCGTCCAGGGTCATAAGGGTTTGCATTTATCGGCCCCCCATGGCGCGTTCGACGACGGGTTCGATTTCGTATTTCATCTTCCGGGCGAACTTTTCCAGGCTGCGATCGTCGCCCATCAGGGTCCCCACGTTGACGTTTACGACCCAGGACGTCCCGCCTCCGCCTCCGCCTCCGCTGATCGCGCCGGCCGGGACGGACGTTCCGGAGGATCGCCCGCTGCCGCCCAGGCCCATGATCTGAAGGGACTGAGCCATCAAGGAAAGCGTCCGGGCCGGGTTGGTCAGGGGCAGGACCACCTCTATCCCGTCTTCTCCGGCCAGGCCGAAGGTCGGGCCGGTAACGAATCCGCCGTCGCCCCAGGTGGTATAAGGCTGGGTGCTTGGGGGAGTGCCGCCCCCGCCGCCCCCGAGGGAGTTCAGCGAAGCGTTGACCGCGGTGATGATCTCATCCAAAGAAGCCTTGCGGTTTCTCAAGGTGGCGATGATCTGGTCTATGACCGTCCCGACCCCTATTGACGGATTCGTGGTGATGGTCAGGCCCTTTGAGATAGCGTCGGAGATCTGCTGGGCCGTGGTATAGGAA